AAATGTCAACTTGGTATTGGATTACATTTACGGTAATTACAATATTTAGACCGGTTATATGGGTATTAAAATATAATTTTTGCAGAAGGATATATGAAAGCAAAGAATAAAGATAATAAATAAGTTATTAACATTTTATAATTATAAATTTTTAGACGTAGACGTACGTCTATTTTTTATGCCTTTTTACTGATTGCAGGCATTAAAGAACAACAGAATACAAGTGCAATGGCTGGGGCTTTATGGGCAATGGCTGGGGCAAAAGGAGTAAAAAATGGAAGGACAAGACAATAATCCAAATAATGCTAATACTGGGGCAAACAATGAACCAGCGGGAGCAAATAACCAAAATAATACAGGAGCAAATAGCAATTCTGTAACGTTTGATGATTTCTTAAAGGATGGGAAAAATCAAGCAGAGTTTGATAAAAGAGTTCAGAAGGCTATCAATACAGCTAAAACAAACTGGGAAGAAATAATGAACAGTGAAAAAACAGAAGCTGAGAAATTAGCAAAAATGAACAAGGAACAAAAACTTGAATATCAGGCTCAAAAAGAAAGAACAGATAAAGAAAAAGCACTTGCAGAATTAAATGCTTATAAATTAAAAGAACAAGCAACAAAAATAGCAAGTGATAAAGGATTGGATATATCTTTATTAACTTTTTTTAACTTTGAAACAGTAAAAGCAGAAGAAATTAATTCAAAAATAGAAGAGGTTTCAAATGCATTTAATAAAGCTGTAGAAAAAGCTGTAAATGAAAGACTAAAAGAAGATACTCCGACTCAAAAGTCAGGTATTGATACACAAAATAAATCAATAGCTAGAGCAAGTTATTAAAAAATAGGAGGAATTAAAAATGGGAGAAATTACACAAGAAGCATTAAATATTATGCTACAAGATGGCAAAACAAAAGATAATTTAAAACAAGTATTAAGTGGAGTATTAGAGAATGTATCTGCAAAAGCAGTATCAGAACAAATTAAAGCAAAAAACGGTTCTGGAAATCCAGAAGGTGGAGTAATTGAATATAAAAGATTTGTAAATGCAGAATTAAAAGACAAAGGTACTGCAAGAGCTGCTGGAAAAGGCGATAAAGTAAAAGCTAAACCAGTAAAAGTTGTTATTGATACAGACAAAGAAATTGTAGAGGAATTACAAGGAAAAGATGTAAAACTTTATGGTATTGATGGTATGGCTGAAAAGAGAAAAGTAAATCATCAATCAGCTATTATAAGATATTTAGATAGAGAGTTCTTTGCAAAGGTATTAGAAGGAACAGAAGTATCTGCTCAAAACAACATTCAAGACACTATTGATACTTTATTGCAAAAAGCAAGAACTTTAAAAAATGATTTTATTGATGGAATAGAATCAGATTTATTAGTTATCGTTGTAGATAGCGAATATAGAAAAGGAATGAAGAAAATTCTTGACGATTTACCAAATGGAACAGATCCAAAAGAACAAGCTATTGGTATGTATGATTCTGTTAGAGTTTATGAATCAACAAGATTACCAGATGGAGTAAAAGCTGTTGTAATGATGGATGGAGCTATTGCTCAACCATTTTATGTTTCAGAATATGGGGCAGAAAAAGTACCATTTGATGATGCTGTAGCATTAGAAGATTTCTTATACAAAGGAACAAAAGCATTAATGAAAGATACTATTTTCTATGTAACAGATGCTAAACTTGCAGAATTAACTGTAACATCAGTAGCGGGTACTTCAACAGGAAAAACAAAAATAAC